AAAAAACCGCCCAAAGAGGCGGCTTAAACGACATTGCTACTGCTTGATTTTATTGGTGTTTCAATATGGTGCCCGGGGCGGGACTTGAACCCGCACGACCTTACGATCGAGGGATTTTAAATCGTTTGTTTATTACAATATTTTCAATAAGTTACATCAAAAATTCATAATTTTAATATTAATTACTGCCCTTTAAATTCAGTCACTTACAATCTTCATAGCAAGATTGTTATGAACATTAATATATGACGTTTTTAGGGGAAAGGGTCAGAATCTCCGAATATTTTTTTTATTTCTCCGTATGTTAAAATATTAGAGTAATGCTGCATATACTCTTCTTCATCTACTCTATAGCGTTTTAATTTAAAACCATCACCAACATTAGAAACTTTCCAAAATTTGATCTCTCTTCTAAATCCTAAAAAAGCATTAATAATTAAGGCAATAGTTGATTCTTTGCAATTCATACCAAATATTACTGATTTCATAGATGGCTCGATGCCTCCGACACCTATTTTACCAAACAATCTCCATTCGGATTCATACCTCCAATCTCTAGATTTAGTAAGCATACAAACGTCTTCAATTTCATTGGGCATTTTCCCAGTGTCTAACCACTGCTCAATCAAACTTACTTTAAGGTTTCGTGATCCTCCGTAAATAATTTTTTTTGCTATCCCATCATCAACATCACTCATATCATATTCGATGCATATTCCTTTATGATTATTAGCATAATGGGACCACATCAATGGACTGTCATATTTACTACTAAGGCACCATACTCCCTTCCTGAAAACACTTACAATTTCTTCCTGAATCGTTTGCTGAAAACGATATTTTTTATAGTTATCAGGTTCTAAGTTTTCATTTTCATTGGAATAATAATTTACATCTTTTAAAAATGACAACACATCTGATTCTGATAATAAAGAAACTTTCCTTTCCGATTCAGAGTCATTAAATTTAAATCTTTTAGTCATTGACGATAGTTCTTTCTCACTTTTCATCCTTATTAGTTTGCATGCCACTTTTTCAAGAACATCTAAAGAAACATCAACAACCACAACTGGCTTACAATCTAAGGGATCATTAAATTGGCTGGGATCAGAATAATAAGCAGTATGTGAAATCAAGCATTCCATTGTATTTTCATTAAATGAAAGGTACTTATACAAATTCGATGGGGTTTTATATGACATTAAACATCCTCACGAAACAAAAAATATTACATGATTATACTAAAGCAGAACAGTATAAGGGAACGGAGGTTTAAATCCTTTAATGCCGATAGGATCGATCTTAAAAGCAGCCTGTTATTGCTGCTTTTGTATTTTCTGCACCTTTCACCAGCAAAATTATGATAAAATTTCATATATTATTATTAATTTTCTGGTGGGACTGAATCCTTGCTAGCTCCGTTCGTGTCAACAGTTTCTGAAGTTACGTTTGTTACTGGCGTTACATCAGAGGCTGATGGAGCGGTAGTTGTATTCGTTATCTTTTTTTTCGGCTTAGGATATATAAAATAGCTTGCAATAATTATTAAGCCAACAGCTATGCCTCCCCCACCAACACCATATATTACAGACCATTTTGCATCCTGAAGGATTAAAATCAATATTGCTAATACAGCAAATATTATAGAAGCCACCGATAGCAGCATTGATATTCCACTATTTTTTTCAGACTTCATTATTTTCGATTCGAAATCAATTATTGATTGTTTTTTTTCATTATCAGTAAGGTGTACACCTTTGGCTTTGTATGTTTCAGTCAAATTTAAAAGAGCCTCTTTATCCAAACCTAAATAGCCAGTAATAACACTTGCTATAGACAATACAATTGCAGCAACAAAAACCCCATTGCTAATTGAAACCCAATGTTCGAAGTCGTTAAAATTCTGTTTAATCATTAGGGCGGTAAAAATATCCTTCTTTAAGAAAAAGAAATACACGGCCACAAGGATCGAAAGTACAGAAGCAGACAACTTACATTGTGCTGCGGCATCTCTTGAACGAATAGAATATGTGAAAGAAAAAGAGTCCAGATTATTCATAAATCCTCCATGCATTAAAAAGTCTAATCAGTGTATTTCTTTTCAATTTTTTCCCCAAATGATATTTACTCATTTTAACTAATTTTTTACTTGACAACGGGAAGGTCAATAATGCTTGTCGTGTAAGATGGCGACAACATTTCACGCTTCATGGCCCAAGACTTCTCAATTCCCTGCCCCGCAAAAAATAAATTAGCCTTGCCGCTCTGGTTGAGCCCATCAACAACACGCATTAAAGCTTCGCTATTGGGCTGCGGGCGGTATTCATCAAAAAGGTTGAGCTGAGATACTCCCTGGCTGAAAAAGTCGCCCAGCATCACTCCTGCTTTCATATAGCGATGACCGTCGAGCCATATCTGATCCAGAGCGTCCATAGCCACCAGGATAATGTCGCGGGTATCGTTAGAAGGTGTCAGTAACTTTCCAGCGGCCTGATTGCCATAAAATACTTCTCCCTCTGCGTGCGGGCTGGTACGCACAAATACAGCAATCTGTTTGCAGTACTGCCTTTCTTTTCTGAGCTTTTCCGCTGCGCGTTCTGCAAAAGCACATATGGCCTGGCGCATATCTATGTATTCGGTGATACGTGATCCAAACGAACGTGAGCAAACTATCTGCTGTTTGGTTGGTGCGAACTCTTCAAGTTCTAAACAGGGCTCGCCACGCAGCTCCCTGACCGTGCGCTCAAGCACAACGTTAAAATGTTTACGGATGATATATGTGCTTTGGTCGGCCAGGTCTTTAGCCGTGGTGATACCCATGGCATTTAGCTTTTTACTGATGCGTCGCCCAACGCCCCAAACATCCTCAACAGGCACCAGTGCCATAAGCTTTCTCTGTCGGTCAATATTGGATAAGTCGAGTACTCCACCCGTCCTGGTCCACTTTTTGGCTGCGTGATTTGCCAGCTTCGCAAGCGTTTTGGTTTGCGCTATGCCAACACCGACAGTCAGGTGGGTTTCCTGTTTAACTCTGGCGCGCACCTTCCGCCCTAAATCTTCAAGTGATGTCAGGCGCTGCATGCCATCCAGGCACATGAATGCCTCATCAATTGAATAAATCTCTACAGCCGGGCACATGTCCTCCAGTGTCGTCATGACGCGATTACTCATATCTGCGTAGAGCGCATAATTGGAACTGAAAACCTGCACACGATGACGTTTGAACTCATTCTTCAGCTTGAAATAAGGTGCCCCCATAGGTATCTGCAACGCTTTTGCTTCCGCTGAACGGGCAATCACACAACCATCGTTGTTGCTCAGAACCACTACCGGCTTACCACGAAGGTCAGGCCTGAAAACCGTTTCGCAACTGGCATAAAACGAATTAACATCAACCAAGGCGAACATCAGAAGCCACCATTTGGATTGAAAACCTGAAACACGCGGTCCTCACCTTCAGACGTTGAGATGTCACGAAAAGTGGTTGTGTGGGTTTCGATCCACTTGTTGGCGGCGCGAAGCGTATAGTGCCAGTTAAGGCGGTCAAGCTCGCGTACAAAGTCGAGTGTGCTGAGTGTGTAACGCCCCTGGCTGTCGCGCTTAATAGCCTGGCGAAAGGCAATCATGATTTCATAGTCACGGGGCATTTATCTACCCTCCGTTTTTACTGTATATAATTACAGTAATATCAACATATGAATTTGATCAAGCCGCTGCGGTTGAGATATTTGTAAAGTCACTGGCGGGAAAGGGATTTTATTTTGAAAGGTCTTTGGCGGGTGACTAAGCCTTAATCACCCACCCCGTAAACCTGCAAAGACGGGAGCGGCTAAGTCATTGCCCGGTCACCGGGCTTTTTTTCAGGCATCCAGTCCGTCAATCGCCTTCATCCTTTTCTGAAGTTCAGAGATTACACTATCCTGCATGCTTACTTTTGCACTGAGTTCTTTGACGGCCTCTATCAGCAATGCAACCGGTCCCGCATAGTCAACAGTGAGATAAGATTCCTCAGTTGATTTTCCAGTGGGTAACCAGTTCTCATCGAGAATCGGAGTAAATTTTGTGTTTTTCGTGACTACATCGGGAAGTACTTCGATAAGTTCCTGAGCGATGACACCAGCAGACGTGGTCTGACTGTCGTTGAGTACAAATGTATAGCCATTAATTTGCTGAACCTTTTCTAAAGCACCATCAATCTTTTTGATTTTTGACTTCTTGTTCCTGTCTGACGTCTGATTCAGCGCTACACAGGTAACGTTGCCCGGCACAGAAAAATCGCCATTTAATGCAAAGGTTGAGTATTTGGGAGTTCCGTTAACGTTTGTGGCGATTGTAATTGAGCCGGAATTTTCCTGATAAACACGCGCAAAGGGAACATTATTACCCTGCCCGGCCATGAAAGTGAGAAAAGCAGGCCATCCGCCAGACGGGTTTGTCGAACGTATATTGAGATTATTTCCCTCTATGCTCACGCCACCAGTAATTACGCCCCCCGTCTTTCCGTCTACAGTACTAAATCTGGAGTCTGTCTGAGATGCTACAGATTTGCCAACATCACCACTTTTAAGCGTGCTCGAATACTGTTTTGCCATGTATCCCCAGCTCGGGCCGGTGAACATCGTTCTGTCCGGGCGAATCACATCAACTGACTGTGCATCACTGTAAATCTTCTGCCAGTTCTGAAAGTCCAGAATGCGTCCACGCGCCACGCTGGCAAAGTCATTGAGGATTTTTTGGGTGATTGCCACCTTCAAAGATGCAGGTACTGCATTCCAGGCTAATCCGCTGGTTGTCGGGCCGTCGAACGCTACTGCAAGGGTCAGTTGTGTGTCTGATGTGATGTTAGCGGCCACCAGCGTGTAAGGCGCGCCACCTACAGTCACGTAAACGAAATCGCCCGTCTTCAGCTCTGTAGTAAAGCTGGTACCGCTTCCGTTTACTGTGGTTGAGTTATTGGTTAATGCGATAGTACCTGCTGACATAGCGATCTCCGGGCAATAAAAAACCCGGCTCAATGGCCGGGTTATCTGTGATTGGTTTGTTGATTATTTTTCGCAAGTAGACTGCGTGAAGTTATTTTTTGATACCCACTTCCACCCGAAGGGGTTACCAGCGTAATACTGTGTCTGGTTGGCCTGCTTTCTGACACCGTATATCTGAACAGTGGTATCCTGACCACCAATGCTGGCTGTTGCAGTGCACTGAACAGGTGGTAAAGTCTGACATCCAGAGATCAAAAATAACGGAAATAAAACAGCAATCGCTTTCATTTTTTCTTCCTTAAACTGGTTTCCATTTTTTTATTTCATTATGTATATTATTTCAAACTGAACATTCGATCATAAAGATCGAGTTCTAATATCTTGACATATCGACAGCAAAAATTCTGTTTCGGAAGTTTGAATATGTGACGTTTCCTGTACTGTCACCCGGCAACCCTTTATCTAATACTGAGGCAATCGCTGAATTTTTTCCATCATAAAGTGATCTGGCATAGAAAATTGACTGAAACGGATAGGGTTGCCCTCCCTGATTGATAACACCATTAATGAGGCCTGTCATTACCGGGCTTATGGCCCATCTCCCCGATAAATTTACTGAAATATTGTAGCCAGCGTTCGAATCCCCTTCCGTTCCGAGGTTCTGAACATTACTGAGCACCTTAGACTGATTATGAATAATGCACCGGCGCGGAGAGGCGTTATCAAAAATAGCTATACCGAACTTAGGCGGATTTTGATACTGATATCCGAATGTGTAAAGCGTAATTACGCATGCAGTGTTATTGCCCCCGTATGTAAGCACCCCGCGATTTTGAGCGTCTCTGGAATAGAACGCATAACCATCACCTCCAGATGCATCGTAGTAAAACAACCTTAAAACATTATCATTCTCATGCACAACCGACGATGCTAACCCACCAGAAGGCACTGAAAAAGTTTGTTTTCCCATCAAGGTTAATGGCATGGTCCCTTTTATGTAAAAGGGATTACCTGAATTATCAGAAAGAGCAACCCCAAAATCCATATTCTATTTCCTGACGAAAAAAAGAAATGTTCCTGCATAGGCCTGAAGCGTTCCTGTTGAGTAATCAGAATCGCCTGCGGCACTGATGCTGAAATTATTACCTGAGATACTTACCCTTCGCCTTGCTGAAGGTGATGCCCCCATATTGGCCTGAAAGGTATAGTCAAGGCGATAACCAGCCGGAACCTGAAAGGAAAATGATCCGCTCTGCTGACCATTTGCCACTTCAAGGGTTCCGGCAACCAGAATTCTTACTATCCCGGTATTGGTATCTCGCTTCTGAGCATCCCAGGTACCAAACCCCCAGTTAGCCATCAGAACTCTCCAGTTAAACGGCCCACTTGAACCAGCGAACCATCGGCAGACAATACTGATATTCCGGTGTTGGTCTGTTTATACTTTCCTTCACCAGATACAGAGCCGTAGTTTTCAATAACGCCGGTTTTAAAGTTAATGCTCAGACCCACCTGATTCTGCACGTAATTATCAGACTGGAGCACATCAGTGATATTCCCCCTGCCAATCCATGCCTGACCAATGAATGCCTGGCTGATAAGCACCTGTCCGTCTTTAATAACGAAGGGTGAATACACGTTATTTCCGCTGCCATTAATAACGACGAACTGGTTAGCATTAACCGCAAAACGCGTGTTGACCTGAGAGCCGTTGATAGTCACGGCAACAGACATACCCGCGTCATAGTTCACACCGCCATAGCTGATACCGGCTTTCAATGTGTATATGGCGGAACCGCCACTTGCATCAGCATAAGCCGTCATTTTCTGCTGAATGGCGGCGGAGTTATCCGCGACAGCCTGATTAGTGGCTTTAAATCCGGCTGTAACGGTTGTGTTCAATTCAGCAACTGAGCTCTGGGCGTCTGCTGCAACTTTTCTGGCCTCAATGATTCCGGCGCGGTTCTCTCCAAAGTTGGCCCACTGCTGCTGCACATCGTCATAATTGGCGAGAATGCTTTCGGCCAGTGCGCTCGGGTCAGTAATCAGCGGCGTAAGAAGCGCCTTGCCGTCTTCAGACTGGAGGTATTCTTCAACCACGCTACCTATCAGGTCATCGGCATTGACGTTGGACATACCCGCTTTAAAGTCTGTCCAGTCACCGGTATTACCGATTTTGTCCACCAGCCGCGCGCGGTACCAGCGACGAACGCCAGCAGGCATCGGCCCGTGCTGATAGCTCACCCCCGGATAGGGCACATAAGCAAGGAACTGCGGATTCTGTCCATCAGCGGTTGTGGCAACCTGAATCTCGGTGTAAGCCGTGTCACCAGAGCCGTCAGGAAAACCCCATGTGATATCAATAGCCCATACCACATTGTCTGTGGCCATCAGGTTAACCGGCGTTCCCGGCTTGCCTGCCTTGCCTGTGATTGTCGTGCTGTCGGAAAATCCCCAGGGTGAAGAGACCTCAGCGGCATTCACCGCCCTGACACGCACGTCATAAACACCGCTGTAAACGCCCCGGATGCTGAAGCTCTGTGCGCTAGTCTGGCTGACGTTAACCCAGTCGCCCTTGTCCTTGCGCCACTGAGCCACATAGCTGATTGCACCTTCAACCCTGTCCCATGTGGCCTGCATGGAGGCAACAGACAGACCCTGCTCAACGTAGCTGACCTCTGCCAGTTTGATACTGGACGGAGCCTTAAGAACATTTATGGGGGTGACGGTGATGGGCGCAGGCTCAATACGCACGCCATCATCAATGTAGCGGTACTTGTTCGGGTCATGCTGGACGCCCGCGACGGTAAAGGTACCGTCGTCATTGCCGGAGATTGAAGTGACGCGAAAATACTGGATAGCCAGATTGTCACTGTCTATCGCCCAGACTGCACCGGCAACAGGCTGCGTTCTGAACGCGGTAGCAACCGTTACTGTTTTTTTATCGTCACTGACGGCGGATATAGTGCGTGTCTGTGCCGTTCCGTCTGGCAGATTCACCACAAGCCTGTCGCCAGCGGCGTAGTCAATGGCGCGGTCCAGGCCAAAACTGCGTCCGTTAACCGAACTCAGCCGCCCGCCGTTTTGCCTGCCACTTCGGAACGGGTCAGCAACGCCGATGATTTCAGCCGGAACCGGAATATAACCGTCAAGGCCTACACCAAATGACACTGTGCCGTCTTTGGAATTCGACAGAATAGCCCAGCGGCCACGGCGGTGCGCTTCACTCTGTGACGTACAGCCAATCGCCGTCAGGCTCATTTCCCGGACGTCATAGCGTTGCACCAGCTCTGAATCGTACACGCCCTCAACCGTATCGGAATAATGGTTTACCGGGTCTGACCAGCTCACCTGACAGGATGAATAGCGGTTTTTGTAACTACCCCCGGCGTAGCTGAACATGCCGTCGATGACGTTTGCAGCGTGATAAACAAAGCCCACATCCACGTTGCCGCTGGAGTCCACCTGCGGCACGTCAGCGTTGATGAATATCTGGTTGTTGCCCCAGAAAGTGATACCACGGAAGATAGCGGCAATGTCCTTCAGAACGGTGTAGGCGTCCTGCTGGCTCTGGATGAATACGTTGCAGGTAAAGCGCGGTTCTGTGCCGCCCGCGCCATTGGTCACCGGCTCATCGCAGTACTGCGCAATGCTGTAAAGCTCCCACTTATCAATCATGGACGCATCAACGCGGTTTCCCATGCCGTAAATTTTATCCAGCACCAGATCGTAGAAAATCCACGCAGGATTGTTGGTATAGGCGTATTTGAAATCGCCGGACCAGCTATCGCTGTAAGTGCGGCTTACCGGGTCATACGTGGTCGGAACGCGCACCAGCTTGCCTTTAGGCTTGCAGGTGATTTTCGGAGCCTGGCCGTTAAACTGCTGCGCATTGACTTCAATATAAAGCAGGGCAGTATTGGGGTAGCGCAGTTTGCTGTCGATGACCTCTGCGAATGAAAAGACTTTGAAGGCGTTAATGAGCTTTGAGGAATTCGAATCTGCGGTGATCCGGCGCACGCGCACTGACCAGCCGCTTGTTGCACACGGAAGGGTGATGCGGTGATCGCGCTGATATTCGGACGTAGTTTTGCCGCTGAAGCGACCGTCCACAACCTGCACCCATGAGCCGCCATCGGTTGACAGGTCGATTGCATACTGCGTCACCGTGCCCACCATATCGGCGTTGTCTTTGTACTGATACTGCACGGGCAGGCTGAGTTTGATGCGCACGGCATCCAGCGACAGGTTAGTATACTGACGTGTCCAGGGTACAGACTGCGTGACGGTCACACCAACCGAAAGCTCGTTATCCACTTCAGGCATGCCCGGAATATAGGTCTGGTCCTGCGTGCCCTTCCTCCAGTCCCATACTACGCCAGTGAAATTATAGGTGCCGTCATCATTGGCAAGCTTCGTGTCGTTCAGGTAAATCTGCTGCGCCGTTAAGTCTCCCTGAATTTCGCCTTCAGAGATCGCTACCAGCAGTTTTAATTTGGCGACGGAAAGCAGGTCGTCTGGCTGCTCAACGGGCGTGTGCGCCTCACCGCCGCCACCGCCCTTGTTACCCTGGTAAATAATTTCGCCGTCAAGAAGCCGCATATTTCACCCATAAAAAAGGCCACCCGTAGGTGGCCTGTCTGATTCTGAATTTTACTGCTGGTCGCTGGTAAAACTACCCGCGCTGATGATCGCACCGCCAATTTCCCGCTGGCCGTAAAGCACCGGCACCGGATACCCCATTGCAACGGTGTTGACCGGTGCGCCAAAGGCATAGTTGGGTTTGTTGTCCGTGCTTGATGAAGCCCCAACGTTAAATTTAGGCTGTGGGGTCAGCATCTGAACCACACCGCCCAGCAACATACTGATTCCCAGGCTGGTCAGTGCTGTAGTGGCCAACCCTGCTGCTGTCGCGGTGCCAAGTGCCGCACCATAGGCTGCAAGAGATGCACCCGCTGTAAAAAATGCGGCCACAATAGCAACAGCACCAATAATAATTTGCAGAGTGCCGCCGCGCTTGGAGCCTTCAATAACCGGTTCCATTTCAAACTCAGCAGACGCTGAGCACATATCAAACTCCTGTAGCGAGATATTGTCTCTGCCACTGAAGAACGCGAAACGAACCCCGTTAAGATGCGCGTTAGATACGTACTTTTTGAAGCCCGGCACCTGTGAACACATAGCGCGGATAAGCTCGCGCAGGTCTGCAACGTGGAAACGGTGAACCGGCCCAAACTTTTTTGCCATGATCCCTTTTAAACGCATCGTTTTAAGCATCAGCAAGCTCCTTTCGGCGCACGACACGCACGGTACGGTTACGCCAGTAATCGCCATAGGGAACGCGCGTGGATAAATTGCCCGAGTTATGGTGAAGAATGAGGTTGTTACCCAGATAAATTGCCGCATGGTTGGTGACAGGCGACTGAATGCGCATCATGATCATGTCGCCTTCGCGCATGTCCTGAAGTGACACTTCGGTAAAGCCCTCAGCCTGCCAGTTATCGTCATAACGGTTTTCTTTGCCATCTACCCACCATTCATAATCCACCGACCAGTTATTCAGCGTGATGCCGTGTTCCTGACGGTAGTAATCCATGATGAGCGTCCAGCAGTCAGCAAAGCCCAGCACCCACTGACGCCCGACCAGCTCACGCTCACCACGGGGGCTTATGGTGCAGAAGTCGCCGTCCGGCCAGGACATGATCCCCCACTCCACGCCGGAATAGTCGCACTGCACCCGGTCACGCTCAGACGGGATAAGCTGAGGCACATCAGGGTGAGAGTGAATAACCATCAGAACTGAACCCTGCTGCTCAGCCTGGCGTTTTTCCTCTGGCGAAATTGCAAAATGCTCGGTTGGTTTCTCTGAAATGTTTTTGCAGGGAATATATATCTGCGCCCTGCCTGACTGAACCACCAGCCCGCAAGCTTCTTTTGGGTATTCTGCGGCTACGTGTTCGCGTATTGCCTCCATCAGCTTTTCGCGCATAGCTATTTCCCCTGAAGGTTGGCAGCGGGGAAGCCGCCGAATGGCAGCGGTTCACTGTCACCAAAACGCGCCTTACAGTCAGCCAGCCGCCCGCCACAAACGTCCTTTGACGGGTCTGATGTTACGGAGCCGTCTTTGGCGAAATAACGGTTACCGGCATAATCACAGCCGGTCCCTGTCCGGTACCAGCCTCGCATACACCAGGTACAGACGGGCGTGATCTGACGGGAAGGCAGTTGCAGGCTCTGAATATCGAAGGGCGAACACAGCTCGAAATCAACCTGATTACGGTTTTCGGCGGTCTTGGCATTGACGTAGAAAACCTGAAGCCGCTCTTCCTGTGGGTTAGCGTTAGGGTTACCCGCCGTCCAGTTGGCCGCATCCAGATACTTCACCATCGTGGTGTGTATTTTGACTTTAGCCTTAACCATGTCATCGAACTGAAGGCAAAGCGCGGTGACGTAATTACCCACGTTTCCAACCGAAAGTTTTGGTGTTGGCTGCGTCCCTGAACTGGTCATTTCAACCCCGGTCAGCTCATAGGGGTGAGGATCGTACTCGTTGCCCTGCCAGATGATGGAAGGCAGGTTTTCAGCCGCAAAAGATTTCCAGCCCTCGGCTGAGATGTTGTAGGCATGGAAGCGGAGAACGGTATCAAGCCCAAAACTGGTGCCGTCAATTTCAATCAACTGCACCAGACTGCCAGGCTCAAGTGTCTGTACATCCTGATTAAAACTCATTTTTCACCCATAAAAAAAGGACGCCGGAGCGTCCTGTAATATCGTGAACTGTCACGGCGCAAAAGCCTGCTCAAAGGTAAAAGTGATCTCCACAAAATCACCGTTGATGAACTTAGGGTTGATTGAATCAGACTTAACCCTGAACAGCTTTTTCTCACCCCAGGGATTGGTCCACCAAAAAGAACGGGTAACATGCGCCTTGAGAAACAGTCTTAACTCTGCCATTGCGGCTTTTTTACCGTTGCACGTAAGCGGCCAGCTCTCCGTTTCATCATTAATGCCACGCCCGGACACCTGCCTGTAACCGTCGCCAAACTGCGCGGCATTGGTTGCCACATTAATCTGCTCACTGGCCTGTATCCTGACTTCCCACGTAAAAGTGTCTGTCGCCATCGTTACTGCCGCCCGTTATAAAGCACCCCTCCAGGGGTCATTTGTGATTTGGCCCAGTCGTTTACTTCTTTGCGGATTATGCCCTGTAGCTGTTTTGCGGCTGATGCAGTTTTTTCAGTGCCTGCATCACCAGTTTCAGACGATCCGCTAATATGAACAACCGTATCGCCAAGATTGATTACCGCACTGCCGCCCCCGGAACGCCCCGCGCCCGAGGCTACAGGCCGCTCAGTGGGTGCAGTAACCAGACCGCCATCAGCATAGCCGCGCATCATGTCGTAAAGGTTTGAAACGCCAATACGCTCCGTTGCCTCTTTGGTGAAAACAAATTCACCTTTATGAACCACACCTGCCGGATCGTTCTTGCCACCAACGCCGGTAAAGCCGCCACTGTCATATCCCTGATAACTGGTACTCATGCCCATCGCACCGGTACTGCCCGCTGAAGCCGCCACACCGGACCCGACTGCGCCTAAAGCGGAACCGCCGATACTCATAAAAGATGACAGTACTGTTTTGGTGAGCAGCGCCTGTGCGGTCATTTCAACCAGGCTTTTGATTACGCTCTGCGCCAGCGAGGCAAACAGGTTTGATATGCTCTCCTTAAAAGACTGCGTGCCGGTGAGTAACCCGGTCAGAGAGTTAGTAACCCTCTCCGTCGCCGCTTCCGCCAGGCTCACTATCCCTTTATTCAGCGCGCTCTGTCCGGCATACAGATTAAAAGCAGCCTGATATTGCGCATCTGCTGAATCCCGAGAGGATTTCTGCATCAGCGCTTCATAGGTTTCCTTGCTGAGTTTGCCGTTGGCATAGTAGGCATCGTACAGGCTCTGCTGCTGAACAAGCTGATTCTGGATCTGCGCGACCGGGTCAACTTCACCCGCTATGTTCAGCTTCGGCGCTGCCGTGCGGCTGGCCTGTGCCTGGATGAGCTTTTGAGCGGATTCGTTTGCAAGCGTAATACGTGCCGACTGATATTCCTGCTCTGTTATCAGTCGGGCGGCATAAAGCTGCTTAAGGTCCCGGCTTGCCTCTGACTCCTGACGCAAAACCGCTTTAGCCGGAGAATACTGCTCAGCCAGTTCCTGACGCTGCCGCTGATAGTTAGCCGCGTTGAGCGTCATCACGCGCTGAACTTCAGCCTGACTCACACCAGAGGCTTTAGCCTCCTTCAGGATTTTTTCCTGAGATACCTTTTCCTGAAGGTTGATTTTTTCCAGGCTGGAAGCATGTGCCTGCTCTATCTCATTGCGCAGCGACTGAAACTGCTTAAGCGCCTGCGCGGCCTTTTTGTCAGCCTTGGCCGGGTCCTCACCGCTCCAAGGTGACTGAACTTTGCCCGCATCAGCCGCCGCCGCTGTCGCCGCCTGAATATCGCTCTGTAGGGCTTTCGCCCGGTCTGCAACGCCTGTTTTCACCAGGAAGCGGGCGTTGGTTGCGTTAGTGATGTTGTCTCTGGCTGTTGATGCCGCTGAATCAAGGTCTTCAAGCTGCCCCTTGAGCTGGCGCTTTTCTTTTTCAAGCGTGTCAGCAGAGGGGAAAAGAAACCCAAGCGATGAGCCTTCCCGGCTTTTAGCCAGGCTGATCCGCGTATCACTGTAACGTGACAGCTCATCTTTCACTTTTTCACGCTGCGTGTTGATGTTGTTCAACTGCTCGGTGTAATCATCTAATTTTACCGACAATTTCACATCTGACAGCTGCATCAACGCTGCTGTGGTCTCAACTACCGCGCCTTTCAGGTCCAGGGCTGACTGACGCGCCTGTTTAGCCTGTTCATGGAAATAAAGCACAGCAGAACCTGCCAGCATGGCAGCACCTACGGGACCGCCAATAAGCGAGAGTGCGCCACGCGCCAGCCCTGAAGCAACCGATGCCGCCCGCGCACTGAGAGAAAGCTGTGAATTAGCAGCGGCCAGCCGCTCGGTGGCTGCTGCTTCGGCAATTCTTGACTCTCTGATTGTACGGCTGAGGGCAACCTGTTCTTTCTGATAACCGACATTGATGCCCGCTGCCACGTTTGCTGCAGATCGGGTACCAAGATAACGAGCCTCTTCCTGAGCCTGTGAACGCGTGGCCTGTGCCGCCGCGATGGTCTGCTTGGCGATTTCGGCCTGCTGTAACGCGTTTCTCCTGACGGCCAGTTCGTTAGCGGTCCACGATGTGACACTTTCCCTGAGTCCGGCTGTCAGTTTGGTTGAGATAACCGGAATCAGCGTATAGAGCGCGACCGAGGCAACAGTATTGAAATTATCAGCCAGGGCGTTAACAGATTCCGTAATGCTCTGAACACCGGAGCGCAGCGGACCATTACCAGACTGACCGACCTTGATAATCAAACCTTCAAAGGCACTCGTCAGCCCCATCAGATCGCCATTCAGGTTATTAACCCTGACAGCGGCCTGCTCATGAGCGGTCTGAGTGCCCGTTAGCGATTTGGTAAGCTCGTCAAGCTTGCTGCGGTTGCTGGTAAGAATGGAGGCAGCGTTGATGTTCTCTACGCCAAACAGCTTAACGGCCTGCGCCGTAGAGAGGTTTTTGCCTGCCAGATTCTCCAGCGCTTTGCTCAGCCCGACAACAGAGGGCTTGAGCGTCTTATCTGTACCTTTTTCAAGGTTCAGGATGATATTACGCAGCGCGGTACCCGCTTCACCGCCTTTAATTTCACGCGATGCCAGCACCTGAATAGCGGCATTGAGCGTTTCAAATCCGATACCGGCTTGCGCTGCGGCCACACCACCATTTTTAATCGCGGCGGCGGTATCATTGATTTCAGATGCACCGAATTTGGCACCCGCAGCCAGCACGTTAATATAACGATCTGCCTGCTCAGCACCCGCGCCGAACTGGTTAAGTGACAGCGCCAGCGTGCGGGTTGCATCAGGCAGCGTACTGCCGCCAGCCTGAGCTAACAAGAGTGCGCTGTTTGTCGCCTTTTGCAGTCCGTCAGCCGTTTCAAGCAGTTCCGGCTTAGCCGAAGCCATCAGCTTCAGCGCTTCAACCGCCTGGCTGGCACTGTACTCTGTGGTGCGCCCCATCTGCTGCGCGGCCTGATCGAGCGCGCGGAGCTTGTCACCCGTTGCACCGGTGATAGATGACAGGTCAGACAGTGCCTGCGAATACTGGCGCGAAGTCTGGATGATCGCACCCAGCGAAAAACCGACGCCAGCCAGCCCGGCGATGCGACCAGCAAGGCCGCTTACCGTGGAGGTTACGCGCTTGTATGCCTCTTCAGTCTTTCTGGCATCATCCTGCGCCTGTCGGTTGAACTGGCGCGACTGTTTGTTGGCATCATCATACGCGCCGATAAGCTGCGTTTTGAAGTTAGCCGCATTGAGGTGAAGCCCTACGGCAAGCGAAGCGACATCAGCCATTACATTAACGCCCTCATGACAGCATCACACTGCTGACTGACGTCAGGTGCAGTTGCGTTACCTGCCGGGTGATGCGGGGTTGCGACAGAAGAAGTGTTTTCAGGGCCAGGCTGTTTCAGAATTCCCTGTTGAAGGAAGTACGCCCGCCAGTGGTTCAGCACGTCACAGGGCAGCGCCGCTATGACGGAGGGGTCAGGTTCGCCCCACCTGTCAGCCAGCCAGAAAATAAGCTGGAGCCACGGCGAGCCCGTCAGTTTTTTTCCGCTTCTTCCAGCTTGCCGATAGCGTGCGTTTTAACGCGCTCAATCGCTTCCATCAGGGTTGGATTGTCATGCGACTCAATCAGCTCAGCCGCCGTTGGCAGCAGCTCTGCGGGAATGGCTGAACCGTCAGCATTGACCAGACTGTCGATGACAAGCTGAACGCTCATTTCTGAGATAGAGCGGACGTTGCCGCTTTCCTGCGCCTTATCAAGTGCCTCTTCATAGCTGATAAGCTCGCCAGCGGTGCGGCGTCGGATATAAACAGGAGTACCGAACATTTCAGTTTTTACGGCGGTGTTTTTTGGCTGCAACAAAAGCGATTTGAGCTTTGAAATATCGAAATTATCTGACATCAGATTCTACCTGCTGAGGGATTAAAGCCGCCATGACAGCGGCGACGTTAAAATTAAGAGCCGGAAGCAACGCCCCACTGGATGTTGTTTTGCTTGCCCTGAACGGTAATCTGAATAACTTCACTGGCAGGCGCGGTGATTTCATTCATCTGCCAGCCAGACAGCGCCAGCACCATGTTGGCGGTGCGACCGTTTGGGAGTTCGACGTAAAACTGCACCGTCTGACGGTTTTGCGCGGCGTTAAGGAAGGTCGCAAAATCGGTGTTAGACGGGTCGTCCACAAATCCGAGTGACTTTTCAGGCCCTTCAGGCAGGTCAGAAATAAACTGTTTGCTGGTATCAATGAGCGTGGTGCAGTCAACGAAGCCGCCCGTCTGGCCCGTTGCGCCGAGCGCTTTACAGTTAATCAGCGGTTTCATCGCGGAAACCGCTGCGCCAGCCGCGCCCCACATAACCACGGTGCCAGCAGGCAGCATCGCGTATTCTGGCGAAGTTTTATCAGCCATGATTTTTCTCTCTGTTGAAGTGGTAGCGGCTGCTACCCGTTGTTTTGAATACGGTCCCGTATTTCAACCGCGAGGATTTTAAGGACGCGTGATTTGTTGTAATCCAGCGCCGGACGAATAAAGGGGGAAGGAACCTGTTTTACTGTGCCGAACTCCTGAGCCAGCGCTTTAATGAAGTGCTGCTTACTGGGTCCGACACGAAGCACGACGACTGCATTACCTTTGGTGCGGGTGGTTGAACGAATTTTGATAGAGTCACGCATGTGAGGGCCCTTTTCGGCCTCGTTGTACCCTGCGTGCTCTTTCATGTCCTGCTCAACGATTTCAAGTGAAGCGCGGCCAGCGTCACGCAAAACTTTTGTACCGGCTTTTTCACCCAGGGCAATAAGCTGACGTTCAAGCTCATCAAGCCCTGTAACCTGCATGCTCAGCACATTCATACCTCACTGAAATAGATAATGAAATCTCTGCTCAGGCGGTACTGAACTGCGTTATTAGGCAACGTGTATTTATCCTGTTGCAGAGAGCCCCGTTCAACGTACTGAACCGGATAGCCGCCAATATCACCATGCCTTATGCCCTTCCACATCTGCCAGATTTGATTATCCAGCGCCAGCAGGCCCGAATAGTCAGATACTTTGACAAAGGAAATCTGGAAGCGCCCCGCCACCAGCGATGTTCTGACGAGCCCGTTTTCAATCTCGGGGTCAGAAATGCGCTGATAGGTAATGCCCTCCTGCTCAGTATCAGGAATGAGCAAGGGGTAAACCTGCAGTTCGGACAGCGCCTGAAGGGATTTGTAAATTCCTGACTCAATCATGACGCACATCCCTTTCAGCAGTAATGACGGCTCGATCACGCCTGCTGCGATCAACGGCCCTGATGGTATAAACCTCATTACCCCAGCTTATTTTCCAGTCCGTCTGAACATCCATGCGTGGCCGGATAGTGAACTGCCATGTCTCAACAATTTGCTGCTGATCCATACTGCGGATTTTGCGGTTTGAAATGTTTTCAGCTTTGGCCCAGATAAAGGGTGAACTGATAACAATCTGACCCGGCAATACTTCACCAAGTGGCCCGCGTTCTGATTCAGTGCGCTGTACCCTGATGCGTTTATCAAGCTCGCCAGCAGCCAGCCCTGTCATAGACCGTAAACCCTGTAGGGTTGAAGAAGCGCATCCACTGCCAGAGGCATTTCACTGGTTTTTTGTTCACTGACCGCTTCGCGGTTTGCATACCAGTGGCCAACCAGAAGCAAAATGACCAGACGGATGTCATCATCAAGCAGCAGACGATCCTCGTCGGTATCAAAGCCCGCATCAGCATTGGTTTCATAGAGGTTTCGGCGCGTCCATTTTTCAACGTGTCGCTTTGCCGCACCAACGTAGATGGTTAACAACGAATCTTCGCTGGTATCGTCAGCATCTATACGGCAATGCTCTCTCACCGTTTCAAGATTGATAATCATGATGAGAATCCTGAAAAAAAGCGGCCCAGAGGCCGCTGAGGGTTACGAACCGCTTTCGGCACCGCTGAAGTTGCCGAAAACAAACGCTTCAGGACGCTTAACAGCCAGTGCAAGTCGCTCTTCGCAACGAATTGAGATCATGTTCTCTTCGAAGTCAGTACCGTTTTCGGTCGAGATAACAACGTTAGAATCTTCACGGTCAAAGAGCTGAGCGGCCACATTGAACGCACCTGTCAGGAACTTGCCAACGAATTTGCCTTCTTCAGTCGCAACAACAGGCAGTCCCCAGAGGGTCGGTCCGGTCAAAGCAGAAGGGTTAGCCAGGATATAGCGTCCCAGGCTGTCTTTGGTCAGTTCGATCTTTGCCCAATCAATAAAGTGCAGAACGTGACCTGATGCAGGGAAACGAGCCAACTGAGCCTGCAGCATAGCCAGGCGTAAATCATCGATACCGCTCTGCTGAGCGACCTTAAAGGCAGGATCAAACTTGGATGCCTGCGGAACAATGCCTTTCAGGTGAGCACCGCTGCCATCGCCAAAAAGAATCTCCTGCTCTTCTACGTACTTCAGACCGTAACGCATCTCTGCATCAATGGTTGACTGAAGTTGCGCAAAGTCATCAAGAATCTGTTTTGATGCTTTGAACATGTGCGCAATGGTTGTGACAGGTGTGATTTTGGTTTCAAATTTGATGTCGCTGTAAGGCTTTTTCTCACCTTCTGGCACCACTTTGGCAGCGTTAGTGAAGCCGGTTTGCTGAACCCAGAAAATTGCGGGCGAACCAGTACGACCCGGCGCAATAAGATCGCGAATAAAAAGTCGCTGCTTAGGCGCTGTATCGATACCGGGCAGTCGCTGTGGTTCCACAACACGATCCGGCAGGTCTGGTGAAGTTAGCGCTGAGTTGACGGGAATACTCAGTCGCTTTCCTGATTCAACGCTGGAAGCAAACGTTTTGAGTGCTTCGCTCGAAATGACAACATGGCCTGCAGACTGCGCAACCTTCACTGCATTTTGCAGAGGCATGTTAGCTACATGCTGCTCCAGATCACCCAGCGCGGCCTTCAGAGTTTTTTCAGCTTCGCGAAGCGCGTTAAATTCCGAAGCCATTTTATCAACAGCCGCTTTTGTCTCTTCTGAAAGAGAGCCGGACTTTTTAGCCTCTTTCAGCGCTTCTTCCGCTTTAGCACTGAATTTGCTGTTGGCTTCTTCAATGCTTGCAGTAACTTTTTTCAGGATTTCATTTACTTCTGACATGGTAATTCCTTATTTGCCGAACGCCGCTAGGGCGTCCTGGAGTTGTTTAAGATTTTCGGGGTTTACTTCATCGGTAGCGCTCGGCGTACCCTCTGGACTGGCAGCAGCGCCCGGCGTGCTGCCTGATAAAGCTTTGAGAAGTTTTCGCCGCTCTGAGCGCGGCGTTTCAGCTTTGGCTAACAGAGCGTCGAGCTTACGTAATGCAGCAGCAGGGCTGTCATCGTCATCGGATATTTCGTCGGCAGACAGGAGACGGTCAGCGAAACCTTTATCAACAGCATCACTGCCACCGATATAGGTTTCACCATCCATCATTTCAGCAATGTCTTCAGCGCTGAGGCCTGAGCGATAGGAGTAGATATCTCCCATTGCCTTATCGAATGGCTCCATATCCGCTGCTATCTGAGAAAGGTCATGACGATTACCCATCGCATACACCCAACAGTTATGGATCATCAGGAATGCACCACGACCTATCTGGATATCATCGCCAGCCATCGCAATAATTGAGGCCGCTGAAGCAGCCAGGCCAAGGACTTTTACGGTCACTTTTCCTTCGTACTCACGCAGGAGGTTATAGATGGCGAGCCCTTCAAACATGTCACCGCCAGGTGAGTTGATATTCACGGTAACGTCGGCACCATTCATAGACCGCAGAGCGCCCGCGATACGGCTGGCAGTTACTCCATCTCCCCAGTAGTCAGCACCGATTACATCAAACACGGAAATGCTGTTTTCATCTGGCTTAGCGGCTTTGATACCGCCGTTCCAGCGTTCCATTGCAGCAGACGGCAAATCCCGTTTTGAGAGTGCAGAAGGCCGTCCTGCCGGCGCAGCCGGAAGGCTTTTCAGTGTCATTTGGGTAGCTCCTAAGCCGCGTTCTTAAGCGGGGATTGTTCGAAAGGAATATCCGGGAAAACGTAGTTATGTATTTTCAGAAGGTTAGCGGCTTGCGCTGCTTGGCTGTTTTGCTTGAGGTCTTCCAGTGGTGTTAGATTCAGTTGTACGGTGTAAATCTCACCCCCTTCAATCGGCGGCATATTTTCCAGGCGACGAACGTCATTACGAGACATCCACCCGTTCTGAAGCGCTGTTGTGTAGTAGGCAGAACGCCCGGCACTGTCTGCACGTAATAACCCTTCAACCGAGAATTCCGCAAATAACTCTTCGTCACCATCAAGCAGGCATCGTGAAATTTCCTGCTCAATGTTCACAAGAAGCGGCCTGAGAGTATTTGTCAGGAACTGAAGGTTCATGCCTTCAACACTTGAAGCCCAACTGCTTTGCTTGTTTGCATGGCCAACCATGAAAGGCGGCACCCTGAACCAGCGACATATTTCTTCAATACTGAAAGCCCTTGACTCAAGCATCTGCGCCGCTTCGGGATTCATTGTCACATTCTGGTATTTAAGCCCGCCTTCAAGGACCATGATTTTCCCGGCGTTACGGGAACCGGTGAATGCCTGCATATAGCCACGCAACCTTTCACGCTGATCTTTATCAAGGGCGCTTTCTGCTGAGAGAAATCCTGAACTCTGAAGGCCGTTTTCAAAAATTTTTGCCGCTGACTCTTCTACTGCCATAGCCGCGCCGATGACATCACGACCCTCCATCATCGGCATCATCCCGCAGACACCATCAAGCCCGAACCCACGAATATGCATGATGTTTTTAACGGGTATCACGCGTTGGGAGGATGACTCGGTGTAGGTGTACTGCAGGGAACCATCATCAAGACGCTTAACAACCATGTTTTGCGGCAGAAGCGGAACCAGCGAAACCAGCTTGTTGCCGATCATCTTTTTTTCGACAAAACCATTACCACGAAGACAGATACTGGCAACAAGCATCAGCATGAATCGCGATGGTGTCATCTCCAGATTAGGGCGCCGACAAAGCACCTGATAAGCAGGATGTTGCGTGGCTGGCTTTCGTGAACCATCAGCCTGACGCTGATAGATTTTCAGCGGCAGCGTTGAGACAGATTCGCTCAAGAGCCGGACGCAGGCCCATACAGCAGAAAGCTGAATAGCTTTATCGGCTGAGACAACCTTGCCGCTGCTGCTCATCCCCATCCATTCCTGCCAGAAAGTTCCCGTTGTTAATCCAATCGGTACGCCTAACCAGTTCAGCAAGGCTGATTTAACCTTGCCAGGCTGCTTTTGTTTTTTCATCAGACGCCTATCATTATCGGGTTTTCGAAGAATCCACTGAGGTCCTGCGCATCCTCGCCACCGTTAACCAGCATTCGGCTTTTGGCAGTGAACAGCGCGACCGGCCCGTCAATCTTGTTTTCAGGCGTGGACTTGTTTGGGAAAATGTTGTCGTTTTTGTCAGGCTTAACCGTGACGTTTGACATCATCCAGGTCATGACAGGGTTTTCGTCATGGTGGAATTTATTGCCGTAAATCTCTGCCTGAACAGATTTCATTGATTCCGACAGGTTTTTTACCGTCTGAGTCACCTCAACCAGCGGTAAGCCCTCTTCAGCAAGAGACAGGCTGAACTGAACTGCACTCCAGGGATCAAACGCAATCTCCTTAATATTTTCCCCCTGTACCCACCTCACTATGTCCGCCTTGATCATGGCGTGGTCTATAACGTCACCATCGGTAAGCTCAAGATAACCGGCCGCAGACCATTTTCTGTAAAGCTCAGCAATGTGAGCAGGTGCGGTTTCAAGCCTTCCCTCCGGTATCCAGAAACGTGACTGCATGTGAGTTTCACCGGATGGGTCACGCCATGTCTTAACCGCTGCGCAGATATCAATCTTATTGGCGAGGTCAACACCCACCCACATCGGCCACGTTTTACGGTCTTCATCAACGCCGAGTTTCGGCATTTTTGACCAGCGATCCATATCCATCCACGCACTTTCAGCCGTAACCCAGATGTTGAGGTGTTTGGTGAAAAAGTTTGGACGGGCTGCAACCTGCTCTTTAGCCTTTTTGGCAAGGCGGCGCATATCGTCCCAGCGCTTACAAATACCGAGGCCGGGATTAGCTTTAGGCCAGTTTGCTTCATCAAACGGATCGTCTTGCTCATCAAGCGTGTAAATCACGGCAAAATACGTGTCATCATCAACCACACCGCGTAACACTTTTATGGCGTAATCACGCTGCTCAAAACAGATGCCCTCTTTGTTGGTCCCCGCTGTGGTAATGGCAAACAGCAGCGACTGAAGACGGGCTCCCGTCGCCGTTTCCAGGACGTCCCAGACATCGCGGGTACGGTGAGCATGAAGCTCATCAACAATTCCGCAGTGAATATTGAGGCCGTCAAGGTTGTTAGCGTCGCTCGAAAGTGGTTCAAATTTGGATGCTGAACGCTCCTGATGGATGTTCAGCTTCACATGACCGAACAGCCGCCCCAGCGTCCGGGGCGCTTTCTTTATCATGTTTTTGGCATCGTCAAAAACGATACGGGCCTGATCGCGGGTTGTGGCCGCAGAATAGACCTCTGCGCCCCCCTCACCATCAGCACCGGTCATGTAAAGTCCTACGCCTGAAGACAGTGTAGATTTTGCGTTCTTACGGGCCACTTCGTTATAAGCGGTACGAAAACGGCGGACCATGATTAAGTCGCCATCTTCATCAAAAACGTGACCGCCCGTCACCTCATCGACCAGAGGGATGACAAAGCCATACAAATTTATGAGGATGAAAATATGCCAGGGCATCAGCTCTATGGGCTTACCCGCAAGAGCACCTTTGATATGAGGAACAAAATTATAAAAGTCGAGAATATGCTGAGCGCGGTCCTCGCTGAAGTAGATACCGCGTTCCGGCCCATACTCTAAATCATTGAGAAAACGCTGACACGCCAGGCGTACCAGTTCGCCAGCAACGATCTCGCCAGACAGCACGCGCTCGGCGTACTGAATACCAGCCTGAACAGTTGCCATTCATCATTTGCGCTTTTTAAGAAACTTTTCAAGGGGATCGGCTTCAGCAGGGCCTATAACACCAACCTTAGAACGGCTGGCCGGGGTCATGCCAAATTCAGTGAGCATCGCCCGAATGCGCTTCCACGCATCGGACTTCATTACTGCAGCCGGGTGAGCTTTGACAATATCTTCGCCTGTCGCGGACACCGTTTTGTAGGTGTAGCCTTCTTCAGCCAGAACATCGCAGTGTTGACGGTACTCGGTGTAGGCCTCAATCAGCAGCTCAAGGGCTTTTCCGTCGAGCGTGGTCATCACGCCAACAGCATCCAACTCTTCGCCAATTCGCTTGAACCAGTACTTCCCCATCTTATCCAGATGCTTTGGAATTGGGGGGACCCCAGACTTCGGTTTTGGCTCGTTTTTATTTATAGCGCGTTTTGATGGGTTCCCCTTCACCAAAGCCAGATGTGTCGGGGTTTTCGGCGGTCCTGGCATAATCGAAAACTCCTATTAATAACTGGTTGGGTCACCCCAAAAAAAGTTTTCTAACCTGCGGCGATGCGAAAAAAGGTTAGGCGGCGGTCCTTAAAGGCGAGAGGGGTGAACTTTCGACCCGCCCTCCCCCTGACAAATGACAATGACTCTCATTTGAGGTGAAATAGTTACATTTGAAATCACTTTGATGATATTGATTCTCATTTCAACCTTTCTTTTGCGGTTTTGCTGCGGTGGCAGGGCCAGCACAGGGCCTCAAGGTTGATGTCATCATCGGTGCCCCCATGTGCTTTGGGTACGATGTGGTCAACGGTCTTGGCTGCTGTTGGCCTTCCGCTTCTTAGGCAGTTTTGGCAGAGATGCCGATCACGCTGCAGGATACGGGCCCTTAACACATCCCACTTGCTGCCATAGCCGCGCTCATGCCTGCTCTGTCCCTGCTGATGTTGCTCCCAACCATGATTGCGGTGAGCCTCACAGTAACCTGAGCGGTCAGTTGTGGTCTTGGCGCAGCCGTGCTTCCTGCATGCTCTTGGTATCAGTGCTGGCATCAAGCCTCCACGCCCTGCGGCGCTGTGTGCGTTGCTCATTGTCCGGGTGCTGCTCAACTATGTCCGAGTCTGCATGGTCAACAAGTGAATAGCATGGATAGATAACGTCGCCGCCATATGCATCACCAACCGCATAGTCGGCTGGCTTTGCGCTGTCCCATCTGGTCAGCACATCAGTGATACGATGCTGCGGTATACTGTAACAGACGCCGTGAATCAGCCTGCTCATGGTGATGTAGTCAGTCTGGCGCTGGTCGCTGTCGATAAGCTTTGTTGCCACCTCAAGCTGATACTGCGGAGGCCTGCCGGTTCCAAGATAGAAAGACAGGAGATCGTCAGGGAACCGGTTAATCCAGGCTTCAACCTTATCAGCGAACCCATCTACCAGCAGCGCATCATCTTCCATGATAACCACCCGACAGTTCTGCTGGCCTGCCCACTCGATAGCGCGGCAGTGATTGGCGTTAGCGCCAGCGCCAATGTCATCAAGAAAAACGTATGCTTTAAGTGGTATCGCAAGATTAATGGCTGCTTCATATCGTGAGGGATGCGCCACAATGGCAAACTTTACTTGTGCTTCCACAAGGCAAACTCCTTACCAAGGCCGTCAGACTTAAACACCGTGTGGATGCGCGGGCCTGTGACCAGTCGGTCACGGTACCGATAGGCAACAATGCCGAAAGCGATCATATCGCCAACGGATGATGCTGACTGCTCTTTTCCCCAGAACCGCAACGATTCGATGTGGTAATACAGCCGGACAATGCCATGCGCTATTGCCATCACATCAGCGCGGGTGCCACCCAGCAGGCCAGCGTTAAGCATCACATCATTTTGGTGCTCAGCAATGAATGTCTGAAAGATGGCTTCGGGATGAGACCGCTTAGCCCAGGTGTCGGCGTAAGTCTTTGGCTCAGAGCCAACGTAAATCTTTCTCTCTTCCATTTCCTGCCAGGGCTGCTGAAGCATTTCTACATCAGTGCCATCGGTACACCAGACAAATTGATATTCAGGGTGATCGCGCAAGTGCTGCCAGATATGCAGCCAGCGCCTGAAGTAAACATTCATCTTCACATCAGGCACACGAAATAACTCGGTATCTGCCGGAACCGTGTCCAACTCATCAGCCAGGACGATGCGGCCACAACCACTGAGCGATGACGCCCACTTAGCCAGCAGGTCAGGTGAAGGTGTTATCTTCGTGCCGCGCTGTGGGTCCGGCTGGCTGGTCAGTAACGTGGTGATGACCACATTGCGCTTGTCGCGGTACTCAGCATATCCGGTATAGCCACTGTTACGGCGCTCGTTGTGAATCGTAACATTGCGCTTAACCTGTGCTTCACGATCTGGCTTTGGTACAGAACGCTCAACGGCCTGATGCTCATCAAGCGAGTAGATAAACTTTTGCGAACCGACCACATCAGCGAACGCCCATGATGTCAGGCCGGCATTGTGAATGCGCAACGCTAAATCTGAGTGCTCATACATGCCGCGCTGATAGATAGGATCAAAGCCACCCACCTTTTCAATCACACTGCGATGGTAGTACAGCATCACGCCGCGCTGGCCTGTGTAGGCAACGTGTTTATCGTCACGGTACAACACGGCTATGTCATTGAGCTTTTGACCCGTGGCGAAGTCCTGAAACTGATAGGCAAGGTGCGGTTCGGGTGATTCGATATAGGGTCGCTCCCATCCACCAGCTACAGGCCATGCGTCATCATCCCACAGGAAAAGATGCTCACAGCCTGCATCAATCAGCGTCTGTAAGCTGGCGTTCTTAGATGCCACGATGCCGCGTGACACGTCACGGCGAATACCCCTGACACCAGCCGGAACAGCTACAGGAGTGTTTGACCCGTCATCTATCACAACCACCAGCGCACCAGCAGGAAGAAACTTAAGCTGATGCTCAAGGGCGCGGGATAAAACGTTATGGCGGTTGTGTGTGCTGATGGCTATACCAACATTTGATGCCCGGTCAGTAACTGGCGCATAGGCAATTCCATCAATCACCACTTCCATTCAGATTTTCCTACTCATCAGATAGATATAACCCTCGGCAATGGTTATACCACCAGCCGATGATTCATTGTGTTTATGCTGAAAAGTGAACTCATAGAATTCAGTTTTTAGCACAAAATAAAAAACCGCCCGAAGGCGGTCTCGTAAATAACTTTTTTACTTTAATTATGCAGCCATAACAAATGATGCATTTAATGCATGTAGCAAAGCAAATGTATCTGTGTAAGCCACTCCAAAGTGGTTACAAATGTTAGGAATGAGAAACTTTCGCTTGCAATCAAGGTTAAGTCTCTCATGCGTAACTATTGTCGCCCCAGTAGTTATGGCCTTAGCTATTAACCAAGTATCTGCTCCTCTAAGAAACTCATTCATAGCACCGGGGCTCATACGTCCTGTAGCCTGTTGCTGTGCAACATGAGCAACTACAGACGCAAGGTTTTGCTGAGTAGTATTATCACTCACAGGCAGAAAAAAGTTACGATTAGCCTGAGCCCATACCTTAAGCTCATCATTTCCATTAACAAGCTCTTGATATATATTTTGAATGCTAAAAAGCCTACCGCCTTCGCAGCCATGTAACAACCAGTCCCAAAAGGCAGGGCAAAATGCCATATGGTAATATTTATTTTTAGCTTCTATAAAAACGTTCGCATCAATCAGATACATTAGGCACCAATTTCCGTTGCAAATTTTTTTAGTTTGGCGGGAGCTACACCCAGTAGTTTACCAGCATCTCTCAACAAAACTCTGCCACTTAGAGCCTCGTCTAGTAATGCCCTGCTAAATCTCGCGCTGTTCTTATTCTGCGCACTAGCATAAAAATTACCACCGCTGCCTTCTGCCTCATCAAAATCTCGCATGAGAGCACGGTAGTAATCTTGATAATCATCGTATGTAACCAAATTCAAATCATATGCTCTTCGAATTACAACATACCGACTTACGTGGAAATGCCTAGCAATATTAGCAATGTTCACACTTAATTCTTTAAGTTCATCCCATAATCTCAGAACACTAGCCTGAGGAGCTAAAAATTCACCCGCCACTTGATTGCAGAACCTTTCAACATGCAATTCTTCGTTGGCACTCGCAGAAGATATACCGCTCTGCCCAATCCATAAATGTGCTAACTCATGGATTAACGTAAATAAACGAGCTGCAGGAGCATCCTTCAAATTAATGAAAACAATAGGAGCTAATGGGTCGCTGATGGCAAAACCACGAAATTCATTTATATCTAAGGGTCTATGTGTGTTGCTATCAACGATACCGCTTCTCATTACAAGGATGCCGGCATTTTCTGCAGAATCAACAATGGTACGCTGGTATTGTTCCCAAGTCATACCCGCAGGATCAACTTCATTTAAACCGAGATAATTTTTAATCCTGATTGCGACATCAACAGGGTCATTTTGCAAAGTGATAGAACCTACAAAGTCTAGTGGAGAGGCTCCCTGATCCCGCAAGTAATCCTTGTACCAATCCTGTCTTCTTAAAACAGTAAAAATAGTGTCTTTGAGATTCACGCTGATGTTATCACGCATACCTACGTTTCTAATTGTACGCAGATCAGGTAAAGGAATAAGCTCATGAGGTGGCTCAGGCAAAAAAAGATAAGCAAATGGTATACAAAGGCGGCCAGCCACCTTCTGAGCCTGAGAAAAAGTTGGTTTATCAACGCCTTGAATCCAACTTAAAACCTTTTCAATTTTGGCCCCCGTAGCGCGAGACAAATCCTCCTCAGAAACGCGAGCTCGGCTCTGCGCCCAAGTGATGATGTCAGGATTGATATAAGCTAAGTCAGCCATAATTGCGCGCTTCAGTTTTTAAATTCCTTCATGTATGGATTCATACTATAAGAAAAAACAACTTTTTTCCAAGAATGCAAAAAAGATTGTCACCAAGTAAAGCCGTTTTCCTTATCATCTTTTTTGCTCTAACGACAAGACCGCCGCCCGGTCGATGTTGCACTGGCCCACTATGCCGTATAGCTCTGCATTGAGGCTTACGCTGTCACCGAAAGTCATCATTTCTGGCGGCGCTGGCGCTTCAATCGGGCTGGTCAGGTCAGCGGGTAGTGGTACCTTTGGCTGGCTGATTGTCCGGTACTCCACTTGCGGCTTTTGCTGCACTCCGCAACCTGTCAGCAGCATCAGCGGGAACAGGAGCAACAGCGCACTTATCCGCTGCAAGATATTGCTTGATTTCATTCTGTAGTTTCCTGTTCTGCTGAGCTGTTACGGCGCGTTGTTCGGTGACCTGACCCATTACTTCATTCTGGTGCTTAACGGCTGTCACAAGCTCGTTAACGCTGGTAGCGAGGCCGTCATTTTTGGAGCGCAGGTCGTTAATCTGCTCATCTTTGCTGTTTGCCAACTTCTCAAGGCGTTGATTCGTTGCCTCAAGCTGTGAGCTTCGGGCGTTCAGCATCCAGAGTGCAAGGCAGATAAGGCCAATGACGATGACAGGTGAAAAAGTTTTGACAAGATTTAATGGATTCATGAGATGAACACCCCTCGCTCTGCGGCACGGCGTTTAACAAGGCCTGCTAATTTCTTTCCGCCTGCGTTGACCCACTTGCCGAACTCATCTGCTGCGCCAGCGAAGTCGCCTGCGTTAAGCTTTTTAAGCAGCGTGGATTTTACGAAGTTGCCGGAACCCAGGTTGAACACAAATGACGCCAGCGCATCAAACTGATTTTGTGTCAGCTTCACTTTAACGTTGGTGTTAATGGTCAGTTCTGCCACCAGCAAATCTTCACGCAGATATTTGTCAGCCTGTTCGCCGGTAATCACATCCCCCATCTTTACGTCGTGGGTATGCCCATAGCCGATAGTGGGAATCCCTACGCTGTCGCGATATGCCTCAAGCTTCAGGCCTTCGAAACGCTTAATCAGGTCCATGCCCTTATTGCTGGTTTGCATCAGTATCCCCGGTTTTTCTGGCTATCCACCCGCGCAACTTGTCGCTGATGTAGTCATTACCCACATACCCGATATAAACCGCGAATACCTGTGCAGCGGCGTCAGGAATGTTCCAGTTAAATAAAGCGCCCATTACCTGAAGCGTCGGGCCAGCGAAGAACGCCAGCGCACTACATGAAACAGCGTCGAGAACCCGCTTGCTCCACGGGCTTTTTGCATAGGCACTGCGTAATAGTGAAAACATGCCTGCTACCCCGGCATATCCCCATTCTGTTTTATGGGCGTACAGCCACAGCAGCACTGTGGCCCAGAAGCCCGGGTCTTTTTCTGGAGGCATGCGCTTAGTTCCCGCCACCGGAATGATGGCGGCTTGTTGTTGAGGAAAAGATTGCGCATCGCCACGGCGTCAAAATATGAGTGGTTGCTGATTGGCGAGCGCAAAAACGAAAAAAGGCCGCTCAATGGCGGCCTTTATGTTTGCTTTATGTGAAAAAAGTCTTCGACTCTTTAGTTACCGTTAAGCTTTGTTGACGGTGATTCAATTAACGACTCGATGAATTTTTTTTGCTGCGGGTTTAGATTGAGTTTCTGGATTTTCTTGATATCGACCTGATGGCTGGACTCACCTGGCTGAATCTTAGGAGCAACTCTTTCATTGTTTCCAGCGAAGGCAATAGCAACGACAATGCTCCATACAACGACACAAAACAGAATAACCAGTATCCATGTAACTCTTCTAGAGACTTTCAAAACCACGTCCTTATCATGTGAAAGGAGTGATTAAGACAAATCCGATCATCATAAGTTCTGTTTTTTTCATAACAAAGTTCTATTACCACTCAGAAAAACTTTGCGAAACAATACAGCGCATGAACAACCCTAAAAAGTGGTATCTACATAGCACCTTAATTAGAAAATTTAACCAATAAGAGCTATTAGAACCATACGTGACCGAGAACAACTTAGTATTTGATGAGAGTCAATTAATAACTTCACAAAACTATATTATTATAAAAAAGGATTTTCCCTGGAGTTGGCCGTTTTGGCCTCCCTCAAGTCATCCCTCCCAGGTTGCCGAGACCGTTGATGACTTGAGGGAATTTTTTATTAAAAATCGTGACAGGTTAACGATATGACTCGACCAAGAGCCTTCAATGTAAAGAAATACCTAACTTAATCCTCACTTCTCAGCCCATCAACCTAACCCGAAAGGGTTAATATTACTTTACTGGTTGAGTCCAGGAAGTAATTCATTTGTGTACTTGCCCGCCGTAATCCTTGGTTAGCGGCGGGATTTTTTAAAACCCATTCCCGTACTCTTCACTGTAGAAATGCCCATACCAATAAAAAAGGGCACACTAAAGTGAGCCCTAAACCTTACAGTTTTTTCTTTTTCTGATTCCCAGTATGAGAGCAGATAATACTTAAATCTGTGAATAGACCTGCAAATGTGAGCGCTGACATTACCTAAGTCACTCTCGCTTCATCATGCATATGACTTTATGGTGAATCCAAAAAATTGCCCCACCCGGCGCTTGTCTCCGGCACTCGCAATGGCTTAGCTCTTGAAGGGGCTATTTAAATTTACAATGATCCTTAATCTTGTTTTTTGCAAAAAATCACATTTTTTAAAATCGGATGCGGGAATTGAAAAAGGCCCGCCAGAGCCAGTCCTTAAGTGCTGTGAATTGTGGCTAAAAGTCTGCGGTGCTAGGTGCCTCCCAGTAAGCCTGTAATCCGTAAGCAGGCCTGCCATTGCAAGAGCGTTATTAACGAATTTTAGTTGGCCCCACCGCACAGGGGGATACACCGCATTAAGCACAATGTATCAGCTAATTAATAAAACTAATACAAGCAGTTAAAAGCTCTGACGCCAATGCGATTAACAAACTGGCACGTCTGCCCAGAGCAATCTTTTCGTAAAATTCACAATATGAAAGGCGCTACAGGTTTGCAGTCCTGGACAGAACGGTTAAACCGGCTGCGCTCAGTGCCTTTGGTATTGTGTGGAAATGAAAAAACCCCGCCGTCTGGCGAGGTTTCTAATTTAAGAAGCTATGCGTTGTTACCACTCTTAACAGATTACATATAGAAATTCGTAACGAAAAGCAGATTAAGCGGTTTTTTGAAAAATAGTTTTCTGAGTCGCTTCATACATCTCCAGCCGGGCATCTGTCATCAGTATGCAGGCATCAATAAACGTTTCGGCTATCATAAGCTTTTGCCGCACTTTCCCTTCCGAACATTTAAGCCAGCGGGCTATTGTCGATTTGGATACGTCATAACGGTAGTGCGCCATAATTAAATCTAGCTCATCCAGGCGGCCAACCTTTTTAAGCATGCCGACTGCGGTATCTATAATCATGCCGTCATTGTCACAGCAGGAAGCACGGCTACTGGTGCTTTTAGGCAGCAGTGTAATAAACATCGGGCTGGTTGGATTCCAGCTAATCTGAGTGCCTTCGCTTGCAGCCCAGCCGCCCCAACGCTCTAAAACCAGTTGAATGTCACGCATATTAAATCCCCTCCACACACTTTATTTTTTATCTGTCCCAATAACGCCAACTGCAATAGCGTGATCAAGAAACCGGAATAAAAGTTCAATCTGACTGCCGTAATTCGACTCAAAAAGTTTTGGGTCGCGGTGTAACTCGTCGTGATGCGCCCTGCAAAGCGGAATCACGAATAAATCATGTGCCTTTGTTCCCATCCCTCCCTGACCATGCCCAATGATGTGATGCGGGTCATCTGCCTGATTAGCGCAGCATGCGCATTTCTGAACCTTGACCCACTGCGTGTACTTCTGGCTCTCCCAGCGCTTACGCTTTGGCCGTCTCATGAATGACTCTGGCGATTCAGGGTCAGCAACCAGATTTACGATCCTTTTTACCTGCTCAGCGGCCTGCTGTATGACCTGCTTAGGCTGGCGTTCTGGCGCGATGTGCGATTCCTTTAGCTCACCTGAGACGATGCTTACTGGCATGCGCAAAACACGCCGTGCTGGTGCTTCAGGTATCAAGTCGATAAGGTCATTCAGTGAGGCCCACCAGCAAAGCTCTGGCAGGGTAAGCTGATGTTCGCCATGAAAACCAAGCTGACTGCAAACCATCCTGATTATCCACAGTGCTGTGTTTCCCCTGGCGATGTTATCGAGCTTGCCAGGCGTACCATGCTCCCTGAACTTATTATCGTGGCTGTAACACAAAGACACGAGGCCGGATTCAGTTTCGTGAAGCGTGTATTCATGGTGATGCCATGTCGCATCGTCGTGCCACTGGCAGCATTCAAAGCCACGAACGAAACCAGCCAAGCCATTAGCACCACCAGCAGTAGCGATAACCCGATCATGACTGAAAAAAGGTAAAAGGGATGGCTCATCGAGTAGCGGCTGTGTGCCGTCATTGAGCCTGCCTGACGGAAGGTCCGCCATGTCAGCTGTCGGTGTACTCACCAGAATGCGGCCACAAAACATCCCAATCAGGTCTGAGCCAGGTTTGAGCAGCACTATCCCTGTGCGCGGAGCAACTTCAGGTGTAAGCAGTGCTCTCACTCATCACCCCTTTTCACTTTTTCAGCCGTCCACAGTCCGCCAATCCATTGAACGCCCTTGGCAGTAAAGCGGGACTGACTGAACGCATAATTTGAATCGGTAGTCGTGCCGGTTCTGACTTCAAACCGACCGGCTTCGATGTGCTGGCTATAGGGAGTCATGACGCCATTGAGTCGATACATAATCCGGCTATCAAGCAGGAACAGACGAAGCTCGGGCTCTTTAGCCTCAAGAAGTTTTGCCACTTGGCGGAATGTCATTGAACCTGTGGCCGTGACATAACGATCCACGAACGCGACCTTTGGTGCAGCTTCGGTAAGCTGTAGCTGTAGGCGTTCCTTCGCCTCTTCCATTTCGGCGGCCAGGCGGAGTGCCTCAGCAAAGGTCTGCGGGGTTTTAACTGGCTGACTTTCCTCTAACTCATGCAGCCGCTTAATCACTTTCATGCGGAGCAAGGCATTATATCCGGTAACTAAGCACTCGGTGTGCTCGCGGTCCAGCCGGAATTCCGGGTATTGCTGTCCGTTTTGGGGGTGTATCCAAAAATGGAGATACCCTTCAGGATTGGCATTTAGCTCTGTGAACATTGAGTAAATGTCGCGCATGACATGTGCGTGCTGCTTTCCGGTAAGGTCAGCAATTTCACGGCTGGTCATGACTGGGGATTGAATGGCACTGACTACAGGCGCATTAGCGCCCGCTGATTGATTTAGCATCGTATCTCTCCACACACTGTTTTTGAACGGTCCCGCCCCATCACCTGCAAGTGAGCGGGACCAACCTTTACCAGTGGCATCTGCAACATGCCCCGGTATTAGTACTATAACCGCTATTTTGATCGATTTCACTTCGACCTTTAGAGGTTAGGCTGTCAAGCTTTCAAATTCTAATTTTTATCGGAGTTGATGTAAGATTAGAAGGAAGATATTTAATGTTCTATTCAAGTTGATTTACCAAGGCAGCTCTTGGGTCCTTTATATAGTAGATTAAATTTTTTCTCTCATAACGCTCCCATATCTTATGTCTAGAAAGAATTCATCTAACACCAAACCCAGTTCTTGACCAATCCATGCTGAAATCTCCCATATTCCTGACTCAGTCTGCGTTTCGTAATCACTTAGTGAGATTTCTGAAACCTCCTGTGCTATCTCGTCTAATCCAGAATCAGTATCAATGCCAAATTCAATATCGGTCTTCTCATCCGTCTCCTGATCTGTAGAATCGAAGATAGGGCCTGAGACTTTCTTTCCATTAGGTAATGGATATGCAATGGCTACATCATAAATGCTACCGTCGATTTCAACCCATGAGTGATCAAAGTATGCACCACTTGAAGGCTCACGCACTTCGCCAATACAGAGTTTGGGATTAAAACCTAATTCTGAAGCCAGTATATAAAATATCGCTGATGTATCATGGCAGGCACCCTTACGCCCAGTATTGACGATGAAACTCTCTAGAAGACTAAACGCAGTAAAAAGTTGATCTTCAGCACTTAAAATATCTAATGGCTCCATATCTGACATATCTTCCTCAATTTAAAACTGATTAAAAAATGCACTACCAATTGAATGCAATCCTTTCATCAAGCATTATCAAGTAGTTATAAATCAAGCCCAAAAAATTTTGCGCTTAGTTTTACATAATGCAAGTATCAATAACTTTACTTCTAAGAGATGATTTCTGTACAGAAATCTTTTTAATATTTTTGTGAAGATGAGTTATTCCTTCTTCGTTTTATCACGTTAATCGAACAATCTGTTCTGTGATGCACACTGCCCTAACATTTTTAACGCGCCAGAATTAAAAAAATTTTACTTTCTACTTTGCGCCATGATAGAAGTATATTTTAATGTGCCATTTTTAATAGCTAACGTAGAGATATTTCTATAAAGGGAGTTGAATATGAAGACTCAAAAAGGGATTTATGCCGAATTTCCAGGCGGTGGATGTGAGGTAGAGGCCCTTAGAAAGAGTGGCAGGGCATTCAAAATGCATGCTAAAGCCCTATATTTTACTTGGAACAGCGCTCAAGGGAGAGTTTTCATACACTTTGCAGGCGATAAAGCTGGAGAAAGCTATTCCAAACTCGAGATGCCACTTGACGCAGACTACCTCAGGCAAACGGCCGATCAACTTATAGATTTAGCTAAGCGACTTGAAGACGGTAGTTTGTGATCATTGTTTGTAGAATTTATTGAATAGCAGCGCGCTTTTGTTAAACCCTAACTTTCAAACTTTTTCTTAAAAGCCAACTGCCCTTTGCAGTTGGCTTTTATTAGCTTCTATCAAGTAATATACGTTAGCGAATGTCTAATTTTTAATGTGTAAAATGCTTATCCTTTTCTCTCATAAATTCCTTAAATTATTTATTATTTAACAGTTAACACTTGGTGGAAATGGCAGGGCTAGTTTCATGCAGCAGCGCCCTCTTTGCCTAAAAGCTCTTTGACTGCTCCACGCAGCAGGCGAACATTGTCCCAGCTGTTAGGGTCTGTCTGCTCCACCAGCTCAATGAACTCACCAACGGTGCAGGGTTTAACAAGGCGGGTTTCAACCAGTACTGAATGAAAGCGGCGGAATCGGAAGCTGTCTTCATCAGGCCCCTCCAACTTTTCAGCAACCCAAAGTTTTAATTCAAGATCGTCCTGATGCTCCTGAATGAGTCGCTTTGCTTTCTGGATGGTTTCAGGCGGCACAACCAACATCTCGGGGCTTTCGACTGAATCTGAGGCCCAGACGTGGGCGTATTTCGACTCACTGAAGGTGTATTCGTGTTTCATGCCGAATGCGGCCACAACACAGGCCATCGTCTCAACGCCGCTTTGTTCCAGAATATCAACACGCTTAAGCGGTAACTCTTCGCCGCCCTGCTGCTCTTGTACCAGCTCTGGTTCCGAAGCTTTTTCAGCGCCGGGGATGCCTTCACGATAATCAGCCAGGATAGACATGATCTCATCTGTGTAGCTGGAATTGTGGTAAAGCGCTGTCATGCCGTCTTCTTCGTCGCCTGACTGCGCATCACAAAGCAGTTCCACCAGCCGACGGGCCTTAGCAGCGCTGAACTGAGGCATTGCAGCAGCTTTGGTCAGTTTCTTTTTGCCTGCGGCTTTGGCTTTTTCCATCTGCTGCTGAGCGACACTGGATGCCTTAGCGCCATGCTCACGCTGTAAGGCAATCGCAGTAGTGGCGGCAACCTCGCCAGACTTGACCATATCAATCAGGCTATCGCCAACGGTCAGAAGCTGGAGGTGCTGTTCAGCGTCAGTGACTGAGCGCTTAACCTTCTTCGCTATCTCTGCCGGTTCCCAGCCCTGATTGACCAGACGCTGATAGGCGGCGGCACGTTCCAGCGGGAGTAACGCCCTGCCCTGGCTGCTTGTCACCATGAAGGCGATGCGGTCTGCTTCACTGCCTACGAAGTCTTTGCACTCAAGGCGCAGCTCATGGCCCGCTTCCTGTGCCAGCTTCGCACCGAAGTAGCGGTGATGCCCGTCGATAACCTTGATGCCATGCTCAGTGACCTGAACGGCCAGCGGCGGCACATGCTCACCCGCGATAAACGCATCACGGAATTCTTCAACGTGGGTCTGGTCAATCTCGCGGACGTTGTAGCCAGGCTCGACGTAAAGCTCATCCACACTAAGCAGGTAGGTTTTGCGCGTAGTGATATTGGTGCCTTTTTCGTCTTTACCTTTATAAACCTGAGATAAGTTAGTCATAATATGTGTAACTCCATAACCAGAGTGATAATCAGTAACAGGATGATTACCAGCACTTCCGGCAATGACCTGTAGAAATATTCGTTTTCTTCGAAGTGGCGCTTAAAGGCTGATTTCATCGGTTCAACTCCCTCAGCCCTGCATCGCTTACCTTGCCGCTGGCTATGCCGCCGTAATGGCCACAACGCATTTTTGCCCTGGACATGCACTTGTCGCGGCTTACCTTGGCGTTCTGCCTGTTGTCATCAAACTTTGCCAAGACCATTGCCCGTAACCAGTTATGGCTTGCCCTCTGCCAGAGGCCTTTAGCCTGCAACTCCGTGGCTGTCTTGACTGCCTCAAGGTAACCAGCGTTTTCTAGCGGGCGCTCATAGGTCGTTATCGAATACGTGTAGTCCTTGTTGCGGCTCAGGATGTGCTGCTCATACAGTCCGGTTAATGAATACCTGACAGCGGCATTAGATAATCCGGTCTTTGCGCAAATCTTCGTGATGGTCATTGACCCATGCTTACGCAGGCAGTCGAGAATGATTTCAACGTTGTCCATGAATCCCCCTTAAGCGCCACGGAAGCCATCAGGGATGGCGTAATCGGTTGAAGGAATATCCGTAACCTGACGAATCCATTTGCCGTTCTCGCACTTTGGGCGGCCTGCCTGATTCCATTTCTGAGCGGAACCCAAATACGCGGGGAACTTGCCGGGGCGGAAAATAGTCTCCGGGCGAACGTACTCACTCATTCTGCTGTCCTGCATCCACTTGGCGATGGTGTAATCCACAGTCAGGATCAACTCATCAGCGGTGAAATCTTCAGCCAGGCGACCACGAATAGGACCGAGTGACGATTTTGATTTCTGAAAACGGAGGCCAGAGGCGCGGTTAAGATGCTCAAGAACCCGAAAAGCATCTTCAGAAGAATCACTGTCGGGTTTCGCAGAAACCGGACAAGAGTCTTTACCTGTAATCTCTGTAGTATTCTCTGTTGTATTCTCTGTAAGACGAGGGCAATTTGCCCTGATGGATGAGTGCATGTTGCCCTGCTCGATGAGTGCAGACTGCCCCACTCGATCAGTGCAATTTGCATTCTTCGATGAGTGCAAATTGCCCTCATCGGTCAATAAAGGGTTTGCGTGGTTAATTGCGTAATAATTAGTCCGGTCATGCTGAGTTTTTTTCAACTGTTCGACGAAAATCAGGTCCCGCTTTTTAAGCGACGTAAGAGCACGTTTAACAGTGTCAGATGACCAGAATGGAAACTGATTTGTCCATTCGTCGATAGTGTTATAAACCCAGCGTTTGCCGTCATATTCGATGCCTGATGTGGTGTCTTCCAGCCAGTAGCAAATCTGTTGAAGCACAATGGCTTCATTGAGGCCAATGCGGCTGGCAAGCTCAGGACTCACCACAAGCGGCTTGACCTTAAGCAGTAAACTCATGGTGATACCTTCTTGAACTTCTGGCTGAACAACACACGCGGCAGCATGCAATCGTGGGGGTAATTAGGGCGACGGAAAATCACGCGGTGATTAACCGTATCAACGCCGACCGTAGTGACCGGGACTCCACGCAGATCGGTGTAGCGCTCAACCCAAGGCTTAATGATTTCAGTTTCCATGATTCACCCCGGCACCTGCGGGACGACGATAAAACTCTGCCCAAGCTGATTCGACTACCAAACGCGGCACGCACTGGTAGTTGTTGGCCTTATCCGCTGAGGATATGATTTGTTCATAGACAGGAACGCCAGCCTGATATCGGCAGCGGAATTGCCCTGACAACGGTTTTTGATTTACAATGCTCATGCGATGAGTCTCCACACACGTTGATTTACTCGCACCGAACGCCCTAGGCTGCAACCCGGGGCGTTCACCTTTACTGACCCCTGTTAAATTTGTAACCACTTCAAATGTCCTGCGCGTCGAACTGCATTCCGGCAACATCAGCCTTCCTCCCGGTTGATACGAACATGTCCACGGCGTGATCTGCTGTGCCTGCGCTGAAAAGCGCAATGAGGCCAAAAAATCCGTGAACCTGGTGAGTGAGTTTTTTGCGGAACAGCGCTGACAGTGTTTTTTTCTCGTGATGGTCGATGACGCCGTCTGCCATAGCTGCAAGCTGTGCTGTAGCCAGTTCACCCTCTGCGGCCTTGGCCTTCATCTGCGTATCGAACAAATCAACCTTGTCCATTTCGCCAGCGGCCTTGATGTCCACCAGCAGCATTCCATGACGAACGGCCATGAACTCTGCTACGCAATGGGTGCCGGATATAACCTCCATTTGCATCAGCTCATCCAAGGTAAAAAAACGACTGCCACACTTGCGATACAGATGGTTATGGAACTGATCGATGCTCATGCCTAAATCAGCAGCCATACCTAAGCGACCGTGCTTATGTGCCTTACACATCTGGCGAACTGCATGGTTAATCGTGTCTACCATTTTTTTTATCCTTGAGTAGTTACGACTTAACTGACGAATCAGTAGTCTTCCCATAGAGGGATGGGTCAAATTTAAGCTTTCCTTTAGTTCTCAAAGCCGCTTCAGTTGCACGACCTTTGGGAATCAAGCCACCGGGGCGTTTTCGCCATTGATAAAAAGCTTCTGGTGAAACACTAAAGAAAGCCGCTGCCTTATTTGGTGAGCCGAAATACTTCTCTAAATCAGTTGTTGTCATACCTACCCCCTAAGATTTCTTAGATAGTATTTTCTAATTTTACTTTGATCAATAAAAACTAAGATAACTTAGTTAAATTTTCTTAGGGGATGGTGGTGAGTTCATTAGGCGGGCGCTTAAGAGCGCTAAGGCAAGAACGAAAGTTAACTCAGGGCCAGCTTGGAAAGGCGGTGGGTGTTTCTGACGTTACAGTGGGATACTGGGAACGTGATTTGAACACACCCGGGGGTAAATCACTTTCTAAATTGGCCTCTTACCTAGGGGTAAGCGAAGCATATTTGTTGTACGGTAAAGAAGATGAATCCAACGTTGCTGCAGCACCAGTCGGAGCTCTCAAGGTACCGGTGATAAGTTATGTACAGGCCGGTCAATGGAGCCCGGAGAGTGATGCGCGGAATCTAGAAGGGAATATTGATTACGTGCTTAGTACCGGAAATTTTTCTAGAGGCACTTTCGCCTTAAAAATTAAAGGAAAGTCGATGGAGCCTGAGTTTGTCGAGGGTGATCTTATCCTTGTCGATCCAGAACTTAGACCCCAGCCTGGCGATTACGTGGTTGCAAAAAACGGCGAAGATGAAGCTACTTTCAAAAAGTATAGAGCTCGTGGGGTCAATCAAGAAGGTAATGATATATTTGAATTGGTCCCATTAAACGACGACTTTGCAGTGAGAAGCTCAGACAAAGAAAAGATCAATATTATCGGGGTCTTAGTCGAGCATAGGCGATTGATGCGCCGCTAAGGCAACAAGCAGCCATGAAGAAGCCTAAATAATTTTAGGCTTTTTTCTTGACCTAAAATCTAAGTTAACTTAGATTAAACATAAGATATTTATTTAGATGCTGTTTCAAAGATGCAGTAGCTGTGAAAGTTAGGAAAGAGAGAGTGTTGTACTTGGCGGTTACTCCGGGGCTTTCATCCCATAAGGAGAGCGAAGGTAATGTTCACCCGGTTTAACCGCACTTTTTTGCACAACGATGAGAGCATTTGGCGGGTGCTTCAGGCCGCGCCACAGAGGCGCTGAGTGTTCTCTTCGTTGTGACATGTCACAACAACCTTCAAGTGTGGAGGCCCGGCTCTGGGTTGTTGCAGTAACCCAGCAGCCAATTAACTAAATCCCAAAAGTTTTATTGTCATCTTCGGCAAGGGATTAGTGCAACCAAAAATCGTGTGTGGAGTATTCATGGAAAAGTCAGACGACCCAATCACCGTTGGCCGTATCACCCTGCCCTATAGCCATGTGCTCAATGGCTGGCTGATGCCTGACGGTACCGTTATCAAAAATCCAATCAAGGCGCAGAACGAAGCTGAGCGCCTTAACAGCAACATCGTTTTTCACTGAGGGCCACCAGCATGTTATCGAATAAATCAAACAAAGAACTTGTTGAGGCTGGTCATCAGTTCGCTAAAGCGCTTGATGCTGATATGCCACTTACTGAAATCGCAAAGCTTGTCTCTGCCCTTTCTACTCGCCTGGATTGCGCTATCGTCCGTGGTGATGAGTTGCAGCAGAAGCTGGATACGATGGCGGCTGAGAAAGCGGCGCTGAAAGATCGCCCGCATGGTTTCTTTGCATATGACAGCGGTTGCGGCTACGAAGAGTTTCAGACCGCCAAGGAAGCACAGGATTTCGCTGAAACATCGATTTCAGAGTATCGCGGTGAAGCTTGTGATGGATGGTCTGATGAAGTTGGCAGCGTTGTCTGGGGTGTCATCATGCAACGCGCAACTATGACCGGATTGCGGCCTGTTGAAGAAGGTGACAATTGCGCGGAAGGTATTTCTGAATGGTGCGATTACACGCTGCTGCCGAAGTATGAAGTCGGAACTACTTTGACCGCTTTACCAGTAGAGCGCGATCAATACGGCTACTGATCACATCCTGCCTATCTGGCCTTTTGTGATGGCCGTGAATCTATACCTTATTCTGAGTTTGAAGAGTGGATGGAATCGAAAGGCCTAGAGTGGAGGGTTGATTATCGCGATGAAGAAGAAATTGACCCTGACGTTGATGGTTATGACCTCTCCACATGGAATCCTGAAGCACCTGCGGGTGATGGCTGGTTCGTTGGCTCTATCCATGACACTGATAGTGGCGCGGTCTGTATCTGGCTTCGTGCTAAGGCGAGTGTGTGATGGCTGAGAATATTAAGTATCTATTTACAGAAAAGAGCCCGTATTACCAGGCTCTATTGGAGAATTGTAACTTAACCGCTCTTACGCTTTTTACTGGATGGTAACTTTTAAAACGAATGTTGACTGTAGTAGCGCACCCAAGAGCAGGTAAAGCTCAGTGACTTCTTCTATTTGCTCGGCACTAATAGTTTGTTTATCAGTATGAGTGAGCAGGCCAAGAAGATCGAACAGACGAGTTGATACTGCGTTGTGTGTGTCCACGGTGTTCCTAAAATTTTCAATTCACTCTATAGATTTATAGAGTGCTAGGTAAGACCGGTTAAATGTAGTCAATTTTTGTACAAAAGCAATTAAGTTGCATTAGAAACGCATCTTAAGTGTACGTGAGGTATGCATGCCCAAATCACCTGCTGAACGCAAAGCAGAGCAGCGAGCCAGACAGGCCGCTGCAGGGGTCAGAAAGCTTGAGATTGTTCTCGATGAGCAGGAACTGGCGATGCTGGAGCAAAACTGTACCGTTCGCCGTCCAGGGCGTGAGCCCTACGAAATGGCAGAGTATATCGCTCTACTTATTCGCCAGGACGATGCGCGGGTACGTAGCAGGATCAAATCGATGAGTAAGCGCCAGTGCGGTAAGTGTGGTGATTGCCTGCCTGTGCAGGATTGCCCGCTGAAAGAAGAGTCAGCCTGTTGGGTTCGCCTAGGCTGGCATGAAACTAAATTGGTTATAGCGCCGTGACCTGTCACGGCTTTTCAAACCTGTTGCAGCGGGAGTGTGTGGGGTATGAATCAGAGCAATAACGAAATTATTTCTGACGCCGACATTGAACAACTTACAGGCTATAAAACGCCTTCAAAGCAATGCCAGTGTCTTAAAAATGCAGGAATATTTTTTATGGTGCGAAGGGATGGCAGACCGCGAACCACGTGGCAGCATTTCAATGATCCACTGGCATCGCGTAAGCAGACCACCAATGATATGAATGAGCCAGATTTTGGAGCGTTAGACTGATGGCAAGAGTCAGACAGAACAAGGAAGATAACTGGTTACCGCCCCGCGTTTATCGGGGCCGTTCTGCTTACGAATTTAAGCCTAAAAACGGCGGCACAGTCCGGCTTTGCGACATAGACAGTACGAAGGCTCAGGTCTGGATAGCATACGAAGCACTTATTAACGAACGTAAGCGTGAAGATGCATTCGAAGGCCTGGCGGAATCCTTTTTTAATTCCCCAGACTTTTTCGAATTAGCCAAAGAAACCCAAAAAGACTACCGAAAATACTCGGTTAAAGTTTTGGCCGTCTTTGGGAATATGCCCCCTGATTCCATTAAACCGGAACACATCCGAAAATATATGGACAAGCGCGGCTTGAAAAGTCGTGTTCAGGCTAACCGGGAGAAGGCGTTTATTTCACGTGTTTATCGTTGGGGATATGAGCGTGGATTGGTGAAGGGAAATCCTACGAAAGGGGTCAAACAGTACAAAGAGAAGTCACGTGACCGTTATGTAACACATGAAGAATATGCAGCCTTGTATAGCCTTGCTTCGCCTGTTGAGAAGATAGCCATGGAGCTAGCCTATTTATGTCTGGCGCGGCAGGCTGACGTTCTTTCAATGAAGAAAACCCAGCTTGTTGAGCAAGGGATATTGATCAAGCAAAGCAAAACTTCAGTTGCTCAGATAAAGGGCTGGAGTGAAAGGCTCCGTTCTGTCATCGCCCTGGCAGAGTCATTACCCCTTAATAAAGGAATGAGCAGTATTTTTATCATCCACCAGCCTTCCGGTGCCGGTTATACAAGAGATGGTTTCAATGCTAGATGGAGGAAACTTAAGCAGGAAGCAAAGGAGAAATTCCCTGACATCGATTTCAATTTTACGTTTCATGATCTGAAGGCAAAAGGAGTTTCAGATTTGAACGTTGATATTTACGAGAAGCGGGCGATTTCGGGTCACAAGAATGTCGAACAGACGGCACGATATGACAGGAAAATCGCTGTGGTTCCGGTAGTTGGGGCTGAGCTGGAAGCACTTCATATTCTGAAGCCATATTCTGAAAAGCAGAAATAAAAACAAAAAACCGCCCAAAGAGGCGGCTTAAACGACATTGCTACTGCTTGATTTTATTGGTGTTTCAATATGGTGCCCGGGGCGGGACTTGAACCCGCACGACCTTACGATCGAGGGAT